TGCAGGCCCAGCGAATAGCGATAGCCGACGGTCTGCGCCTTGCTACCTCCGCCCATCGCTGGCCTCCCTTGCAGCCGCCGCGCGCCTTTCGGCGGCCGCGATCACCGGCTCGACCAGCGCATCGCCGGTGGCGCTCAACCGGTCCACCTCGATGCCGTGCTCGAGAAACGCCTGCCAATCGAGCCCATGCCTGCGAAACCATGGCCGCACGCCCGCGAGGCAATAGCGCGCGGCGCGCAGGTCCTGGATCGTCACGCGCGTCATTTCTTGCCGCCTTTCTTCCTGATCGGATCGACGCGCAGATCACCGGCCCAGACCACATTCGGCCCGGTGATCAGAACCGTGCCGAAGACCACCGGGATCGGGCGGCCCTCTTCGGCGGTGGGCAGCGAGAACGCATCAAGCCCCGCTGCCTGCGGGGTCTCGGTCTTCGGGCGCGGGTTCAGCGCATAGGAAATCGCCGAAAGCACCAGCCCGAGCACGAGCCGCGCGATGAAGGTCCAGACCATGAGGTGTTCCTTGACTGCGCCCGAAAGGACGCTTGGGCGTATTCGCCCGGTGTTGTGCGTAAAAGCGTTTGGCAGTGGCCGCGTCAGGCGGTGGCCGCGTCAGACAATGGAACCGCCGCCGAGCGGATTGCGGCCCGGGATCTCGGGAAAGCCGCCGAAGTTTGCGAGATTGCCGAATTTGGCAGCACAGGTCGCTGCGCGCAGATCGCAGCCGGGGGCCATATCGACCAGCAGAGGCAATGGCTCGCCGGTCTCTGGATCGATCTCAGGAGCGCCCAGCGCCGCAGCGATCTCTGGCATCGGGCGCGACAGGGTCACGAGTGCCCCCGCATGCCCGGTGATGAACCCCAACTGCGGCCCGAACCGCAGCACCCCGCCGCGATACCAGCCGTCGGGCGCATCCGCCGCCTGCGCGATTGCCACCGCATTGGCCGCAACGCTGCTCACCACGCCGCCCTGCCAATGCAGCGCAATGTCGAGCCCGCAGCCACGCCCGTAAAGCGCATGGCGGCAAAGCCGCTGGTACTTCGCCCGCACCCCGGCCCGGCGCAGCGTGCTGAACACGGACTCGCAACTCAGGATGATCCGCTGACCCTCGACCTCGGCCCCGACCACGCGCCCCTTCCAATGCGCCACCGTCTCGCCCAGCACCTGCTCATGGCCGCGAAAGATCGTCAGCGTCACGGCTGCGTTCCCCATCGGCGCCAGAAACCGCCGCGCGAAAGAATGCGACAAGGGCCAGGTCAGCTCCAGCCGCCCGCGCTCGATCTCGCTGGTCTGCACGACATCGCCATGGGCCACGGCGGCAGGGTCCCAGGTGATCGCCTCCCCGCCGCTCCCCGCGCTGGTCCAGGCACCCGCGCGGCTGGTGAACCGCCAGACCTGCGCACCCTCGATGAACTGGTAAAGGAAATACGGGCGGCCCTCGGCAGGAGAGGACTCGATGCTGGCGTAGGTCATGGGGGCGATCCACTCAGTGGAGACAGGCAGGGTTGATGCTTTCGCCCAAGCGGGGGGGCATTTGGAGTGACACTCGAAAGCAGGGCGCTACCCTTCGGCCACCGTGGGATGAGCCTTTGGCAGCTGACAAGCGAGCGCGGGCAGCCGCCTTGCGGCTGCGCGGCAAGGGTCTGCACCGAGGACGTCAAAGCAGACCTTCATCCAGCGGGACAGTCGAGGCCCTTAGAGCACGTCACCTGGGGCGCAGGACGATTTCCGTCGCGGTAGCCGCGCAGAACGATAAGAACTCTGCGACACTATCCGCTTCAAACGTTTCCAGCGGCCATTAACGCACTTTGCCGGAACTGTTGGCGTTGTTCGCCGGTTCATCCTGGAAACCACAGGAGCTATCATGAATGATGCGTTGATCTGGGTAGGGATCGCTTTTTGCATTTCGCAATCGGCCTTGTTCTCGGGGTCGAACATTGCCGTTTTCAGCCTGAGCCGCCTCCGGCTCGAGGCCGCTGCCGCTGCTGGCGACAAGAGCGCCTCAACTGCACTCGAGCTCCGGCGCGATGCAAACTTCACGCTTGTCACCATCCTCATCGGCAATGTCGCCATCAACGTTGCTCTGACCATGCTGGCGGATTCCGTGCTGGCAGGCGTGCTGGCCTTTCTCTTCTCGACCGTCGTCATCACCGCGTTGGGCGAGATCGGGCCTCAGGCCTATTTTTCTCGCAACGCATTGCGGGCGGTGGCGCTCTTCGCACCGGTCCTGAAGGCCTACCGGATCCTGTTGTGGCCACTTGCGAAGCCCACAGCCCTCCTCCTGGACGCGTGGGTGGGCACCGAAGCAATCGCATGGTTCCGCGAGCAAGAACTGCACAACATCCTGCGACTTCATGCTGCGAATGCCGGCAGCGAGGTGGGGCGCGTTGAGGCAATCGGGGCGACCAACTTTCTCGCAATCGACGATCTCGTGCTGCAAGATCAGGGCAAGCCACTCGATCCTGACAGCATCGTGCGACTGTCCTTCGAGGGGGCTCATCCTGTCTTTCCCAAGATCGAACACGCCCCGGATGATCCTTTTGTCCGCAAGCTGGCCGCGTCGCGCAAGAAGTGGATCGTCCTGTCCGACGACGATGGGCAGGCGCGCTTGTTGCTGAACGCGAATGCCTTCCTGAGGGACTTTCTGGTCCTTCGAAAAGAAGTCGCGCTAATCGATTACTGCCATCGTCCGGCGGTGGCCACCAAGCCGACCGATACCCTCGGCAAGGCGATCGGCATTCTTGCCATGCTGCGCGATCAAGACGCCGGGCACGACGAAGCGGTCATCCTTTTGTGGTCGACGGAGGCAAAACGATTGATCACCGGAGCCGACGTACTCAGATGCCTGCTCAGCGGAATGAGCGAACGCGGGGGGATGTCGCGATGACGGCTGAAACCTAGCCCCTGAGTGGGATGCATCCGACCTCTTCGCTGTGGGTGCGGGCTTTCTGCGGTGTCTCCGACAGGGCGACGATCGCCCAGACTCTTGGGTTCAGGATCTCTTCTGTTTCATCAACAACGGGGGCATATCCCGTGCGTAATCGGCGGGAAGCGTCATGGCGTGAGCAACCCGCGCGGAGGGCGCGGTTCCGGATCGTCCGCGGAACCATGCCGGGTCAATGGCGTTAAGGCAGCGGAGATGAAAGGAACGCCACATGAACGACGATCGCAAGAAAGGCCAAGCCAAAGACGTTAAGGGCTCCGCAAAGGAGACTTGGGGCAATGTTACCGGCGACAAGGATATCGAGCGGAGCGGACAGGCCGATCAGGCCAAAGGAAAAGCCCAGAAGAGGTTTGGCGAGGCCAAGGAAGCACTTCGTGGAAAGGACTGAACAATGATCAAATTCATAGGCGGCGTCACCGGCATCATATTTCTCATCGGACTTCTTGTGGTGATCGGTATTCTCGCCGTTATTTTTTGAAAACGACTTCGGCACAGGTTGTGGGAGGCAGCGGAGCGTCCTCTCTTGGCGCAGGTCATAAGCAGATGTGCGGTGCGGACAGGCCAAGACCGGTCGGCGTGGGCCGCACACGTCGTTCGCATCACAGCGGATGACCGGTCGCACCGGCCTTATCAGTTTGGTGTTGTGTCCAGCGTTGCATTCCTAAGCGTCCCCGCCGGGTTATTCCGGCACCTTGACGACGGGGATCGTCGTTTCGCTGGAGGCAGGCCCATGGGTGATCTCGACCCGGTCGGCATCTGCGCGCGCAAAGGTCAGGAAATGCACCTTCGTGCCGATTGGCACCGGTTCGCCGAGGTTTGACGAAATCGTCAGCCGATGGTCCAGTCCGTCTGCAATGACGGCGTTGATAGACCGGAACCGCAGCGCGCCAGGCATTTCCAGCATGATGCGTCGTCCGGTATAGCTATCGATGTCTGTAACCGGCGCGACGCGCATGAGCACCGACCCCGATGTCATGCCGGCGCGCAGTTGCAGTTCACGGCCCCAGCTCGGGAGCCAGAAGCTGGCCTGCCGCCCGCGCAGCGACCAGAGCCAGCGGCGCATCGCGTGGCGCGCGGTTGGACCTTGGGCCTTGAGCGTGATGCTTTCGCCGCGATCGAACACATCGCGCATCGGTTCCACCACCACCGGCCCGAAGCCGTTGTCGACATATTCGACCGCGCGGCGCAGGCTGGCGGTGAGCGGGCGGCGGGTGAGGCTCGGGTTTGTCTGGACCGGGCGGCCGAGATAGGTTGGCAGCACTGGTGCTGCGAGATCGGGCGCGTCGCGCAGCAGGAAACTGGCGGTCATGGTGCCGTCGCCCTGCCTTCGCCGTGCAATCTCGACCGCCGAGGTCAGCACGCCCACGCGGACCGGCGCGACTGTGATCCGCCGTGCGGCCACGGACGTGGTGGGCAGCTGCAGGGCCAGTGGCTCTGCCAGGATCAGTCGGTCCGCCTGAACGGCACTGATTTCCACCACCGCTGCCTCCCTACCATCCACAGCAATAGCCGCAAATCCTGGCCCCCGGAAATCCGACAGCGTCGCATCAAGCAGTATCTCCGTCGCGCCCTGCGTCAGATCGGTGTCCGGCTGCAGCGCCACGTGCCAGAGCGGGACCAGCCATTCCCCGGTGAACCCCGCCCGCACCAGTTCCGCGGCCCGCGCCATGCCCGGTGCATCCAGCCGGTGGCGAAACGTGACAATCTCGCGCGGGCGGGGCCGGAGCGCGATGCGCTGTTCGCCGGCGCGCGATTGCAGCACGTCCGTGCGCCATTCCAGCACCTCGGTGATTTCCTGCGCTGCCGGGAAGAACCAGAGCGGCGGCGTGTCTTCCACGTCAGGCATTCATGGCACTCCGGTTGCGGCGGATGACGTTCAGGATTGCGCGCTCGCCCGAGGGCGTGGCGAGATAGTCGCCGACGACCGAGGGGTCGAGGACGTTGATAATGCGCGTCGACATGTCGGCCGCCGATGACGGGCTGTCCGCACCGTTCATCTCCACCCCCAGCCGCCCGTCGCGGCCGCGGCGCAGCGGCAAGATTGCCTCTGGCCCGGCCTCGCCCATCAGCCCGATGCCGCGCGAGAACGGAAAGACCGTGGGGCGGTTGACGACGCCGCCGCGTGCGAAGGCGGTCAGTTCCTGGCCACCGGCAAAGATCCCGCCGCGTGCAAAGCCGAAGAGGCTTGCGAGGAACCCACCGCCGCCGCCGCCACTCCCGCCGCCAGAGAAGGCATTGATCAGCGCATTCTCGATCGGCTTGAAGGCCAGATCGATTAGCCGACTCGCAAGGTTCTGCGCGATCTGTGAGACAGCGCCTGCAAAAGTCTCCCAGGTGAATTCGCCGAATTTGAGCGCGTCCTTGATCGGACCTGTGATGTCTTGCGCCAGCCCTTCGGCGATCTCGCGCGAGCGGTCCTGCGCCGAGCGCACCGCCTCTGCCGTGGATTGCCATGCCGTTTTGGCAGTATCTGCGGCCTCGCGCAGCGCACTGCCGGCGGCACGCCCCGCCCCACCCGCACGCCCCGCCGCCTCGCCGGTCGCATCGATTGCATCCTCAAGCCCCTCGGCAGCGGCGCGCGCGCTGGTCAGCCCGGCTTCGGCCTCTGCCCCGCTTGCCGTGACGGCCTCGCGCAGGGCGGCGATGGAGTCGAGCGGCGCGGTTGCGGCCCCGACCACACCCGCCATGGTCGCGCGCAGGGCCTCGGCCTCGGCGCGCGCCTCAGTAGCGTATTGGCCAAGCCCAAGGTCCGGCAATGCAATCGGCTCGGACGTGAACGCCGCCTGGAATGCCGCGCGGGCCTCTGCACCTGCCTCGGTCGCGGAGCCTGCGAACGGGTTGTCGACCCGGCCGAGTTCAAGATTGCCGATCAGCGAGATGCGGCGCTCCACGCCCAGCGTCTCGAGCCCGGCGTTGATCCCTTCCAGAAACCCGTTGATGCGCTGGCCGACGCCGTTCAGCATCGCCTCGACGCCCGCGATCAGCGCATTCGCGGCCTGGAAGGCAAAGTCCCCGATCGTGCCGGGCAGCGCGCCCCAGAGCACCCTGATCGCGTCGAACGCCCCCTGAAAGGTGTTCAGCACGGCATTGCCAAAGGCAATCACGGCGGCAAGTGACGCCTGCAGCGCCTCGGCAATGGCGGCCTTGATTCCGGCCCAGCTGGCCATGATCGAAAGGCCCATGGCAACAGCGCCAAGCTGCATGCGCGCCCAGACCTCGCTGGCAAGATCACCGAGAAGAGTGAGCGCGGCGCCAAACCCGCCCGCTCCGCGCACAAGACGCGCGAACCAGTGGATCAGCTCGCCCGCCGCCACGATCAGTCCGATGAACGGCAGGCGCAACAGCGCCCCGCGCAGGATGACCAGCGCCATGGCAAGGCTCTGCACCGATACGGCCGCCGCGATCTTGGCCGCCACGAACCGCCCGGCCAGCAGCGCGGCGATGCCGGTCGCATAGGCCGTGAGCCGCCCGAGATTGTCGAAAAGCGCCCCGATGGCGATGCCGAGCGGGCCGGTGGTGCGCGCCAGAGCCGCCATGGCATTGGCCACGATTTCCAGTGCCGGGGCCGCGGCAACCGCGAGCTGGTTCGAGAGCCCGCGCCAGATCAGGCCAAGCCGCGAGATCGCATCGTTGGTGCGCTCGATCTGTGCCGCGTCCTGATCCGACACCACGACCCCGAAATCCCGCACATCCTGCGTCGCCTGGCGCAGCGTCGCCGTGTCGATCCGCGTGAACATCAGCGCGGCCCGGTCCCCGAAGAGTTGCGACGCCACCGCCGCACGCTCGGCATCGGGCACGAACGCGGCCAGCCGGTCCTGAATGAGCGCAATGCGCTGATCGAGCGGGAGCGCCTGCAGCTCGGCGGCGGACAAGCGCAGCCGGTCGAGCGCGTCGACCGCAGGGCCGGTCCCGGCAGCGGCCTGGCTCAGACGTCGGGTCAGCTGCATGGTCGCCTGCTCGATCTGCCCCATCGACACGCCAGCGAGATCGCCCGCGCGCTCGAGCACCTGAATGCTCTCGACCGTCGTGTCGAGCGAAGCCGCGAGCTTGGCCTGCGCATCGACGGTCTGGAGCCCCGAGCGGATCATCGCCGTGGCCGCCGCCGCAATCGCGGCCGCCGCCGCCGCCATCGCCACCCGCGCGCGCCGCGCAAAGGCCGCAAGGCGCGCGTTCGCCATTTCCATCTCGCGCGACAAACGGCCAAAGCCGCGCGCACCGGCCTCGCCGACCCCCTCCAGCTCAGCCTTCACCTGACGCCCGCCGGTCGCAGACAGGCGGACGCTGACGCGTTTCTCGGTCATGAGGGTCCTCCCACCCGCGTTTCCATCTGGTCGTTGAGCTTGCGCACCATCACCGCCTCAAGAACGGGCAGGAGTTCGGCGGCAGCGCGGCGGTCCACGCCCAGCGCGTCGGCCATGGCCAGCGCCGCGCCCATGTCCCAGCCGAGCACGACGCCAGGGACGGCACGGATCTGGCCGCCGAGCCGCCCTGCCAGATCCCAGACCTGCCAGCCCTCATGCGTGCGCGGCGCGTTCAGGACTTGCGGGCAGTCTTCGCAGCTTTGCGCACAGGCTGCGCAGT